TCATTTTTCATCATTGAATTGTTCTATTGGTTTTATATTAAATGGGTCAGTCAGGTCATAACCTTCATAATTTTTAAGGAATTCAAGTAATGCTGAACGTGTAACCTTCATTGAACCAAGTTTTAACCCTGGCAGCAATCCAGCCTTGATAATATCATAAACATATTTTGTATTTGTTTTTATCTGTTCAGCAACTTCACTAACCGTATAAAGAATATCGTTTGATTCAGCGTTATAAATAACAGTGACATTCTGCTTCTCTCCAATTAAATTATGCCTTTTTAAATTGTTAATAATTGCATCTGCAATTTGCTTTTCATCTATTTTTATCTCCATAAGCTTAACCCCTATTCTTTTGAAAATTAACTTCCAATTTCATTATAACAAAAGGGATGTTCTGTTCAAGAACATCCCTTTCAGTATTATTCATATTCACAATTGATTTTTAAGCCCTGCATACCTCAACATCAAAGAAATATGATGGTATCTGTTCAGGAAGTATATGCAGCAGGTCAACTGCTTTTTCAATTTCCGACAATGTGAATTCAGTCGCACCACGTAACCTGGAATTGATTGTTTGCTTGGTCAAGCCCAATTCCTTCCCAAAGGCTTCTTTGCTGCCATATACCTTATTGATTCTTTCTTCTAATCTCACATGCTTGAAAATAACTAACATTTTTCATTTCCCCTTTCATCACCTTATAAATAAAATTCAACTTCATCCTTCAGCCTGATGGTTTCCCAACCCAGGTACTTCCTTAAAATGTTCATGACATCAATTAAGGCTTTCAATTCTTCATAATAAGGGTTGTCTGAAAACTTCTTATACTTGCCTGTCCTTTGTTCTTCCATGAACCAATCCAATGTTACTTCATAATGCGGTCTTATTGCATCAAGTACATGGTCTATGACAATCACATCCTTTCTTTAACATATTAAAGATTTCTTTAGTATGTTAAACTCATTTTATGACATAATCTTTGATATGTCAACAGATTTCTTTAACTTATTAAATTTTTCTTTACTTTGTTCGTGAAATAGAATATAATATCCCAAGAACTTGAAAGGAAGTGGTCAAATGTCAATTAGATTTTACAAGCTTATGGATTTACTTAATAGAAAAAACATATCAAAGGGTGAACTTCAATCATTAACTGGAATATCATCTGCAACAATGGCAAAGGTTGCAGCCAATAAAGTTGTATCCCTGGAAGTAATTGATAAAATCTGCAAGGCTTTGAATTGTCAACCAGGTGATATAATGGAATATATCCCTGATTCATCTGAAGAATGATATTGAAAATCAACTTTCAAAAGGTGGTGGTGCTTTGCCAAAGATAACTGCAAAGGGGATTTTTTCAGGAAAGGAATGTATTGTTGAAGTTTTTCCTGAAGCTGGTTCATTGCATATAAAAGTTGATGGTGAATATGATGAAGCGGTTCAAAATCATTTCAATCATTTGTTGAAGAAAGTACCAGTGATGGGTGGAACGTATTACCCACCTGAAAACAGTATGTTAGCTGCTTATGGTGTTCTTGAATCAACTTTCTTTGATGCTGGTTCAACAGTAAACCTTAAAGTTGATGGTAACATTGGTAAAATCCCAACTTATGATATAAATGGTATAGTATATTAAAGCACCTGAAGCCAAATTTCTTGGTCAGGTGCTTTATTTTGTGGTCAAGGGTATGTTTATCCCTGTAAACACTTCTTGTTGATTGTAGGGCATTTTAGAGGGTCACTTTTCCCTGAAAGGCTGATTAAATATTCACTATGCCTTTATTTTGCCCTGTAAGCGGTTTTATTGTTTCAAGGGTATATTGGTATTATCCAGTTGATTATTGGCTTAAAATAGGGGAAGCAGGATGATTTCCAATGATAATTATTTGCTTGTCCAATCAAATATTGTGTTGATGAATTTCAGCATTTCAAGCCTGGTTACTTCACCATCAGGGTTGAATTGGTCATTATATTCAAACCAGCGGTAAGATATAGCTGTGTTAAGGGCATCCCTTGCCCAATGCCTGGTGATTATCTTCCATTCAGAATTGGGTTTTGCGAACTTTGCAAATATGCTAACCATTTCACCCCAAGTAATATTTTCATCAGGGTTGAACTTTGCACCTGTACCACCTGCAATCAAACCTGCATTTGCAATGCTGCTGACTGCTTCATTATACCAGGCATTAAATGCAACATCCTTGAAGCTGTTCTTTACAGAATAAACAGCAGCCTTACTTTCAGGGGTTAAAAGTCTATACACAATTTGGACAAGCTGCGCCCTTGTTACAGTATCCTTATTACCTAACAAACCATCAGTGTATCCAAGCAGGTATTCTGTCTTTGTGGTGTCCAATACTGCCTTGTTATATGATAGGGTCACCGCTGGTTTTGTTTCAACCTTAACCACTGGTTTTGCATTATTGGAATTATGTGAATGGCTGCTACCTGAATTTGAAGATGGTCTTGGTGTAGGGGTTGGGTCAGGTTCAGGGTCAGGTTCAGGGTCAGGTGTGGGGGTTGGTGTAAGGTCAGGTTGTTGGTCATCTTCTTCAGGTTCAGGTTCAGGTTCTTCTTCAGGTTCAGGTGTCGGCTGCGGGTTTTCTTGGTCTTGTCCAGGTTCTTCAGGCTGTTGGTCATCTTGCCCAGGCTCTTCTTCTTCAGGGTCAGGGGTTGGTGTAGGTTCTTCAGGTTCTTCAGGTTCTTCAGGTTCATTAAGTGAATATTCTTCTACTTTGTAAAGCTTCCCATTTGTTAAACCTGGTATTTCTGTTCCGTCAAGCGGTTCAGCTTCTGATTCATTGATTGTTAATGTTCCATCTGCTTTCACATAAGCAATTATCATGACTTTATATTTTTTCCCTGGTGTAAGTCCTGATATTTTTCCATTACCCGCTGTTCCAAGGGAAGTTAATCCAGGATTACTTCTGTTGGTTCTTCTTCAATCGGTTCTTCAGGTTCTTCAACTGGTGGTGTATATTCTTCAACCTTGTATGTAACACCATTGGTCAAACCAACAATTTCCGTTCCAAGAAGTGCTTCAACTTCAGATTCACTTGAAGTTAATGTTCCATCAGATTTTACATAACTGATAACATCATCAACTGTGACCATGTAAAACTTGCCTGATTCAAGCCCTGTGATTTTGGAATCTGCTGCTGTTCCCAATGATATGGCATCAAGAACCACTTCAGTTGGGGGAATCATATAATACAGCTTCATCAGGAAATTCTTTGATTTAAGGTCATAGCCAGTGGGAAATTCAACATCAGCATCAGCATTAAAATCATTCACCCAACCTGTTGGAACAATTTCATCATCTTTATAAAGTTCAAGCAATCCCGCCAATTCAAGTGAATCATACATTGAAAACGAGGATGCAAACCTTGCAATGTCAGCACCACCACCTATTGCAGTGTTGTCATAAATCTTTGTTCCGCTTATCACCGCATAACCTGTTGTTGAAATCCCACCGCCATATTCATCTGCTGAATTACCTTTGATGATGCTTGAAGTAATCCTGCAAGCTGATGGAGGCAGCACTGTATTTTTTATTGCCCCACCATCAACCAAAGCATGACCATTTACAAAGGTACAGTTCTCAATTACAACATTTGATGGATTACCAATATACATATGACCACCTTGAACCCCTGTGTTGCTGTCAAAAGTGCAGTTTATAAAGGTTGAAGTGTGATTGATTACATACACCGCACCACCATTTGCGGTTTCTGTTATGCAGTTCTTAAAAGTGCAATCCTGGAAAGTCACATTTGCATTAGGGATGACATAGGCACTGCCTGTTTGAATCATATCCCCATCAAAGGTGACATTTTGGAAGGTGACTTCACTTGTTGTCCTGATATTGAAGTAAACTGAAGCATCCTTCCGCTTCAATGTCAGGTGCTTATTTGGGTCACCAATAATTGTACTTGCTGCTGGTGAAACTGTGATGGGTTTCATTATCATAACCACATCACCATCTGAAGCAAAGTATTGTATAACTTGAATCAAGTTTCCAAAGCTATAAACTTCATGAATCGCTGGTTCTGAAGCTGCTGCTGTTTGTATTGGCTGAATTCCTAATAATGCAATCATGCAAACTACCAATAACAGCACTGTAAAACGGTTTCTTTGCTTTCTGTTCATCATTATGAACCCTCCTAAAAATAATATTTGGCAGGAATACCGCCATACTTATATTATAATTAGACATGTCCACAATTCATTTGGTTTCGACAAAAAGAAAAAGCCCCTGAACCGAAGTCCAGGGGTTAATATTTATTAGATTGTTTTATTCGTGAACACCTTCCGCAGCAATTTCCATTGTTTCATACAATTTTTCTTCAAGATATGAAACAACACCATCCAAATCCATTTCAGAATTTACATTGTTGGTAACACCACCAAGGTTTACACTTATTTCAGCAGTTGTGAAACGATTTACAACTTCCTGTTCTGCCAGGTCACGCATATATTTCAGTTCTTCAGAACTTGCATCCATAGAATCTTTCATTGATGCTGTGTTTGCTGCTGTATCTGCCATATACCCCAGTGCATCTGCATTGTTGAATATGGATGAAAAGTCATTTTCTTGCGCTGCTTTGGCTGCTTGCGCCGCTTGCATAGCACTTATTTCAGTTTGCCTTTGGGAAGTTGCATTTCTTGCATCTGATTTCATTTGTTCCAGTGAAGCATCCCTTGCAGCCATACCAGCTTCAATTTCATTCTTATACTTCTGAAGGTCAACTTCCCTTGCTCTTTTAGCTGCATCATTTTCCATTTGTGCGGTTGTTCCAAAGGTTACTTCCTGAATTGTACCAATAGAAACACCAGGTATTTTATTCAGAATATTGATGAATCCATTGATTATTCCAATTGCACCATTAACCATGTTCTGAAGGATGGTCAACACATTGGCTTTCATATCCCCCATAAAATTGGCTATTCCAACACCCGCTGTCATCATCCCAAGTTTCAGCTTATCCCACAAATCAAGAATCCAATAAATACCTGTGAAGAATCCTATTTTCACCCAATCCCAAGCAGTAAGGATTCCATTCATGCAAATCTTCCAGGCAATTTCAAGCCCACCAACTGACTGAACCCATTTATATATCATTCCGATTAAAACACCAATTGCCAGTGCAATCCAGGTTATTGGGTTAGTAAGCATTGAAGTTATTAAAGCCCTGTTTGCCGCAACTTGAAGCCAGGTTGCAGCAGTTGATATTCCTGTCATCACTGCATAAGCACCCACACCAGCAGCAAGCCCCCAAAATATAGGTTCAATGGTTGACCAGTTGTCATATATCCATTGTGCGCCTTTCCCAATGCCCTGAAGTAATGGTTCAAAAGTCTGAAGCAATGTATTCCCAACAACCGTTCCAATCTGTCCAATAGTCATTGGTAACTGTTCAAACCTTGCATTGGTTTCATCAGCAGAAGCAAACAAAGCATTTTTAATTACATCAGCAGTGATTAACCCTTCTGATGACATTTCACGAAGTTCACCCACTGTTTTTCCCATATATTCAGCTATGGATTGTGCAAGAAGCGGCGCATTTTCCAATATACTTCTGAATTCATCCCCTTGCAATTTGCCAGCAGCCATTGCCTGGGTAAGCTGATACATTCCAGCAGCTTGTTCCTGGACACTTGCACCACCCAAAGCAAATTGTTTGTTCATTTGCTCTGCAAAAGCAACTATTTCCGCATTGCTTGAAAAAGCTTTTCCAGCCAGGATTCCAAGTTTTGAAACAGAAGCGACAGTATCCATATATGCAGCCCTGGAAGCATTAGCAGATTTCAGTATCATATTCTGAAGTTCTTCAGTTGTTTGAAGCCCATCATTCATCAGGTTAAGTCTTGCGGTTGTGGAAGTCATTGAATCTGTCAGGTCAATGATTTTCTTTACACTGAAAGCAGCCCCCAAGGTTACCGCCATACCTTTTATTTTGTTCAGCAGCTTTCCAGCAGCACCTTCACCATTCCGCATATCATTGTTGAATTTCTGCTGTGCTTGGTCTGCTTCTCTTATTTCCTGTTCAAGTTCATTAAAAGCCATTTCAGCCCTGTTTAATTCAGCCCTTGCCGCCTGGATGCTGCTGGTATCAACTGCATTATGGGAAGCTGCCTGAAGTGCTTCAAAGCTTGATAATGTCATATTCAATGCCTTGGTCATGCTTTTCAATCCTGGTGTCATACCATCATGAATTTGAATTGCTGTTCTTATTGTTGCCATTATTTTTCACCCCTTTCCTTCTTTCTTCTTTCAGCTTCAACCTGAAGCATTGCAGCATAAACATTTTGCCAATCTGATTTATTTTTCAAAGCCTGGGATGCTTTAATTTCCTTGATTAACTCTTTATCTTTTTTCTTCATCAGCTTTGGCAGCAGGTCTTTTAAAATCCTAAAACCAGGATAATCCTTATTGAGTATAAGCAGCCCTTCATTGGTTACCCGCCCAAATTCTTCATAAGCTGGTATTTCATCATCAGGCTTGTAATCAATTTCTGATATGTAGGGAAGGAAACTAAACTTCACCGCCCACAAATGTTTATTGATAACTTCAATGTTTTGGTTCATACTGGTCAGGTCACCCCTTTCAATCAAATAATTCCATGATGCTATCATCAGGAAAAAGATATATTTTCATATTGTTGACCAATCGTTTTCTGTGCCTGGATATTGTTGAAACATCAACTTCAAAATAATCTGCAATTTCTTCCCTGGTTTGACCTTCAAAATAATAAAGTTCAATTAGTTCAAAGTATTCATCATTGCTGACTTTTTCAAGGGCATTATCTATAAGCTGTATGTATTCCTGTACCTTGACCATTGAAGCTTGAATTTGTTCAATCGTATCTTCAGCCCTTTCAGCATCAGTCCTGGTGTCATAGCTTTGATTCATTGGAAGCTTCACTATGCTTTTACTTCTCTTTGAAAGCCCAATGGCTGCTATAATATCAATCTGTTCCTGCTTATCTGCAATGACCTTCTTGAATTGGTTGTAGTTATAAAGCAACTTTTCTGTTTTCTGAAAAGCACTGTCTTTATTAGGTTTAATCATTTTATTCCTGGTCAATTCCTTCATCAAGGTTGAAGCAGCTTCTTCTTTTGCTTCTTTGATAGTTTGCTTTATAAATTCCTGTAATTCAATATCCAATAAGACACCACCCCCTGAAAATGAATGACTGCCCTGATAGAAAGGTGGTTAACCATCAAGGCAGCTTATCATTGGAATCAATCAACTTTTCTTTCAAGCAATCCAGCAGCATCACATGCAGAAACTATAACTGGTGACTTCACTTCAACTGGATTGATTGTATCAAGAAGATATTTACCTGCATTACTCACAATTGGATTTTCAGCACCACTTACAAATTCATGGAAGGTTGCTGTTCCGTTTGAAATATCTTCAGATTGAAGAACCCTGATAAAACCATCCCTTACATCATTAGCTGCTTTCACTCTTGCAACATAAGCGGCAAGGGAATCAACATATTTGTTGTAATCTGCTTTCAAGGTTTCTTCCAGTGTTTCCAGTTCCGCTGTTGCGGCTGCATGTTCATCATTCCAGGTTGTAATTGCTTCATTTACGTTTGTACTCATAAATTACACCCCCATTTTATCTTTGGCATCATTTTCAATTTCTTCTTCAGCTTCTTTGTAAGATGCTGGGATGAAGCTATCAAGCTTCTGAATAATCTTTTCAACAGCTTCAGCATCAGTAAGAATTGCATTTTCTTTTAAAGAATAAGCCAAACTGCTGCTTGTATATGTTCCAGCATCAAAGAAATTTGCAAAATTATTACTGAAAGCTTCCAAGGTTTTTATAGCCCTTTCAGGTAACCCAAGGCTGAAGCAGGTAACCTTCATTCCATTCCTATTGGATAGAACTGCATTGAATTGTTTCATGGTCTGATAATCACCAAAGAACGGTTTCACTAATTCAAATGCTTGTTCATCAGTAAGCTTGTCACCAATCAGGTTAATAAAACCAATTGCATTTGAAACCTGAAGCTGAAAATCATCAGGCTTTCTTATTGTGGAATTAAGAATTGCATCCTTTTCTTCCATGATGATAGTTGAAAGCTGCTTATTGAATCCAGCATCTGAAGCAACCATTTGCGCCTTTACTTTCCTGATTTCATTCTGTTTGGCATCACTGGTATAATAGGAATTGCTTTCCCATTCCTTTATTTCTGCCAGGAACGCATTTACAGCCTTTTTGTAATTCTCAATAAGCTTTTGAATCCTGTTTTTAAGTTCTGTTTTCATGTTAATCACCTTTCCTTTTTTTTTTTATAATTTTTGAAGCATAATTTTCAATTCTTCAGTGGTAAGCCCTTCAAATAGGTTATTATCCAATTGACCTGATATTTCAACCTTATCCTTAAACATTCCTAAGTGCCTTCCAAGCAGTTCCAAAGCCTTCAATTTGTCATGAAGCTTGATTGATAACCCATAAGTACCCTGTTTGATTTCTGCAATAGCTGAAAGCTTTTCTTGCGGGATGCTATCAGTATCAAATATTTCAACCTGGTTGTTTTCAACCTTCAAATAGTTGAATATATCAGCAAAAGCAACCTTTGCAAGTTCCTGAATAACCTTATCCTGGGTCACACCTGTCCTTCTTGACCTATCTTCCATCAGCTTTTGTATTCTGCTTTGGATGTAGGGTTTTGTAAGGTTTTCATTAGCAATGAACCTTGCTGTTTTTTCACTGTAACCAGCCCTTATTGCCGCCTGTGTTGCGTTCAAGTCAACCAGGTATTCTTCACAGAACCTTCTTTGTTTTGCTGTCAGCTTTGCCATTTTCATCACCTGCCTTTTTTTAATGGTTTTTGATTTTATTACCCAAGGTCAACCAGTACCTGGTTCAATAAAGCTTTCAGTTCTGCATTACCTTTGAAGCCATTCACATCCAGGGTCACTGTTTTCCCCATGCGAACTTCATCATTCATGTCTTTCCATTTAGGCTTTGAAACCTGAATCTTCTTTGCTTCCTTGTAATACCTGAATTCCCCATGTTCTGTAATTACCGTTATTGGTTTTTCAGTTTCATAGTACCTTGCCATTTCCATCTTCCTTTCTTTGTTTTTATTCAATTTCATCAATCCAACCATCAAACCTTGTCTTGCTGGTGTCTATCTGACAATTATGCCAGTTAAACTGCGGGAAGCCAGCATTTATAAAAGCCTGATTGATTTTACTGATGATATTCCCTGGGATTTCTGAACCCTTCAGAAGATAATCTTCAATGAATCCAGCATCATCTTCAGATAGTTCATTCAGCATCTGACCAACTGCAACTTGATTTTTTGAAGGTAACTTGTCCAGGAATTCAATAAAGATTGACATACTTACACCCCCACACAACCAAGCTGCAATTTCTTCATCCAATACCGCTTTTGATATTCCTGTACTTTTTCAGGATGTTCAGCCCGCCATTCCCGCTGGTATTCATTCAGCTTGTCTTTGTTTTCTGCTCTGTAATTTTTAAAATATTCCTTACGGTCATTTGACTTTGCATCCATTGATTTCACTCCCTGTGAACATACTTTGCCCTATGATAATTTTACCAATTTGTGATGTTATTTTCATCAATATAACACTATATTTAGTACGTTTCTAAAAAATAAGACAAAAAGAACACTATATATAGTGTTCTTATCTGCTTTCTATGATTTTATAAATTGTTGCCCTACTTAATCCATATTTCTTCATCAGTTCAGGGATTTCCATGCCAGCATTATAATCTGTTCTTAAATACTTATTCCGTTTCTTCCTGTCATGGAACTTTTCATTATAGTTCTTTGGAACATATATATTTCTTCCTGGAAGCTGTTTGACCAATTCATCAAATGCTTCATCACCAACAACTTCCTTCAGTTTTTCAATGGGAACTATGCTTGACATCATTCACACCCGCCTTTCAACTTTTTTCTTGAATTATTTATTGCTTTTGCCATATCATCAGCATGACATATTCTAAAATCGCTTCCTATCTGTTCCATAAACTTGTTGACTATTAAAGCAATTGCACAATTTTGTAAAAACTCTTGTTCCTTATCATATTGTGGATTCAATGGATGTAACGGATATGTTATTTTAATTTCTTCACTATCTGCAATTATGATTACCTTGACTTCATCAGAATCAAGAACATCACCATTAACCTGCCACCTTATATCCGTTATTGTTTTAATTAACCTCACCTTATTTAAAAATTCTGCACCTGTCATCATTGTTCAACACACCTTTCTTTTGAATTATTTAACCAGTTATAAAAGATTATTTTTACATCAATCAGGTTCTTAATCATTTCAGTAAGCACAATGTCACTATCCTTGTCGACTGTTGCTGTCATTGGTTTCTGAAGCAATTCATTGTTTATCATTGTTTGATTCCACCCTTTCTTTTTTTGTCATTTTGTCAGTCAGTGTCTGTCAGTTAGTAGTGATTTATCTTTATATATTTTTTTAAAAAAATATTTTTTTTTAAACTTTTTATTTTCACTTATATAAAGGTAACCTTTTACTAACTGACAAACTGACAAAGTATAAAAAATATAATATTTACAAGGCTTTCACCCTGTCAGTTAGTTGTCATTTAACTGTCATTTTGTCATTTAACAAACATACTGTCACGTTCATTTGAACCAGGAATTCTTTTCTGTTTGATATTGAAGTCATACTCATTGCAGATTTCATCAGTAAAGCTTCTTCTGCTTTGAGGGTTATTATTGTTCCTTAAACACCATTCAGTGAACATTTTGTATAAATCCTTTATGAATTCCCGCTGCAACCGTTCTTCATCAAATTCACATTCATTCATCCAGGTTAAAACATTGCTGTTGTTTACTTTGAACTTCTGAAGTTCGTTCTGAACTGCTATAGGTTCAGTAAAGCCGCCATTGATATAAAGCCTTATGTAACCTTCAATTCCCCTGTTTAATAAAGCACTCATACATTCAGGGGTTGATAAATCTTCATCTATGAAGGGGTTAAAATCAGGGTCATCCTTACTGAATTTATGCTTAAAAGGGATTATAATAGGTCTGCGCATTACCCCGCCTTTGTCTACAAAATGAGGAAGTGTATTGCAGCCAAACAGTAACTTTGCTGTATTGTAATGGGTATAAGATTTACCATACTTTTCTTCCACAATTACACCATCACCAGTGACCAAGCTTTTAAAGTTGCCTGATTCAGTAACTGTTGTTTGGTCAAGGTCTGCTGAAATGTTTACTGTTTTGTTTACTATGCTTGAAAGCCTGAACTTGTCATTAAAATCCTTCAGGCTTAAAGTTGATACATTTTGTTTGCCGACAAAATTTATTATCATTTTCAGGATGTTTGATTTCCCGCCTGAAGGCTTTCCAACAAAGAAAAAAGCCTTATGAAAATTGACATGGTTCATCATAAGATAACCAATAATTTCATCAAACAGGCTGACCAGTTCTGCATCACCACAAAAAACCTTATTTAAGGTTTCATCAAGCAAAGGGTATTTAATAGCTGGATTATATTCAGCATTGAACTGCTTAAATTCAATTATCTGTGGAGAATGTTCCAGCAGGTTTATATCAAAGCTTTTAGTTTCTTTGTTAGGAACAAATTCAAGGATGCCATTTTTAACATTCACCCTTTTCAGATTGTTGGGTTTGATTGTTTTGGCACACCTTCCCCGCATGAATTCAATGGTTTCCCGCCTTTGATTGATTTTAAGTTCAGGCATCCTGTTAATAATAATTGCATTGATTTCATCATTATCTTTGGGTAAATAAACCCCATTAGAATAGGTGTATAAAGTTCCATTAACTGAAATCAGGTTCAGTTCTGCAATCAATTCATCACCAAAAGCGGCATGATTGAACTTACCATCTGAACCGATAACAGGAAATGCTTCATCCCTGGTGATGGTATCAATTTCCCTTTTAGATAATGGGGAAGCTAACATATATTGATTCACCAGGTTAATTGTTGTCCTGATTTCTTCTTTTGACATTTTACCTGTCAGTTTAAGAATGTACCTATAAAGCACATCATTCCTTCCATCACCATCACCAAGGGATTCAAAATCTTCAAGCTGCTTCTTGCTAATAGGCAGTAACCACTTTGGAATTTCATCAATATCATCATTTATCAATGAACCCTTTATCCAATTGCGGTCAACACCATTAACCCTAACTGGACAGGTTTCATTCTTGCTACCCAACTTCCATTCACAATAAAGCCCACAAGCAGCATACCAGTTTATTTTGTTTGACCTTAAACTTGTATTTTTGAAATATAAATGTCCACCCCTGGTTGTTTCAAGGATGTTGCAATTGATGTGAAGGTCATTAACCATCTTGATTGCTTTTTGAAATCTTTCTGCATTATCAATATCAACCTTCACAATATCATCTTTAAGAACCCCCGCATAATCACCATGTTCAGGTGGTTTTGTGTGGGGTGTAAAATCAGGATGGGTTAAACATTCACCTGATAATGGTTTCTTACCTTTGGTATAAATGTATCCTCTTATCACTTTTCCACCACCTTTTTCCCATTGTCCTTATTTGGTCAATACAATTGCAAAATTTTTTACTTCTTAATTTTTTCATAAGGAATACCTGTTTTCTGAATGATAGAATCAATTTCACAAGCCAAGAACCTGGAATGACCTTGTTCCTTCTTGACATAAGTGCTGTACGGAATTCCAACCAGCTTTGCAAAATTCTTCTGTGACAGATTCATCAGAATTCTTAATTCCCTTACTGTCAACTGTTTTTCAATGTTTACCTTTTCAATCATTTTCATCCTTCCTTTCATTTGTCCATTATTGGTCAATTATAGTATAGCATTTTGAAAATGTGACGTCAACCAATTTTGGACAATATTTTATATTTTAAAGTTGACAATTGTCCAGTATTGGTTTATCCTCTTATTAAGGTGGTGATGCTTTGTATGAATGAATTAAGTGAATCATTATACTTAACTGTTGGGAAGCTCTTACGTCAATTAAGACAATCCAAGGGGTTAACCCTGGTTGATTTAGAACGTAAAAGCAACATGCCTTTTAAGACAATTCAAAGGTATGAAGTTGGAAGCAGGAAGATAAGTAAAGAAACACTTGAATTGCTACTTTCATTGATGGACAAGGATTATGATGAATTCATGCAAGAAGTAAAAATGGCGCATTTTGCTGAAGAAATAGCAATGTATGACCATAAATTTTCATCTGCCCAAGAAGCTATTTCTTACATTTTGCACCAACCGAAGGTTATTGAATTCTGTGGTTATGAAGAATCCTTGGAAAGCTTTACTGACACTGAAGGCAATCTGATTGAAGATGATGATTGGAAAGACTTTGTGAATGATATTTTAGATTACATCAAATTCAGGGGAAGTAAGCTAAAAAAGTAA